CAATCGCGCACTTTTTCTAGGTTCAAAGTTTTTCTGGGGTAAGCTAAAAACCAAGAACCAAAGGGAGAAACCTACTTTGCCCAACCCAGCTAAGCCACTTGAGCAGAAACGCCTGCTCGGAAATCCAGGACACCAAACTTTGCCGAAGGAAGGCGAGCTTGCAGCTATCCCGCCAGCCAAGCGCTCACCCGTAAGGCCACTCGGTCTGCACGGCGGTCAGCTCTGGGATGATGTCTTCAAGTACGGTGTGCCTTGGATTGGCGCTGTAGATGTTCACTTGCTTCAGATGACCTGCGAGCAACTAGATCGCCGTGACTCCATTGAGAGCCGACTAGCCGAAGAATACGACTGGCACTTGCTAAAGCAGCTAAATGACATAGAAGCCATGATTGCTGGCAACTTAGGAAAACTCGGTTTCTCACCCGAAGCCCGTACCAGACTCGGTTTGGCAGAAGTCAAGCGAGAAAGCAAGCTAGAAGAACTATTTGCTAGAAGGGCAAAGCGTGAGCTTGAAAAAGGTAAGTAGCTGGCCCCCTGCCTGGCTTACCCCTATAGCTAATGAAATGATTCAGTCAGGCGAGGGCGATGATGTCATTGACTTTGCTGAGGCGTTCGGAATCATTACAAAAGACTCGATTGCTGGCAAGGCAGGAAGTCCGATGGACCTGCGCGATTGGCAAGCCGAGTTGCTCCGCCATTTGTTTGCCCACGATGACAAAGGCTTGAAGAACAGAATATCCTTGGTCGGCATGCCCCGCAAGAATGGCAAAAGTTCGCTGATGTCGGTTGTCGCTGCTTACGGTCTTGTTGGCTCTACTATCCGTGGTGCTGAAGTTTACTCGTGTGCTGCCGACAAGGATCAGGCTCGGTTGGTGTTTGCCGATACAAAGAAGCTGATTGAGGCAAGCGAGCTATCTGAGATGTGCAAGCTGTATCGAGACGCTATTGAGGTTCCAGAGACAGGTTCGGTTTATCGTGTGCTGTCAGCCGAGGCTTACTCAAAAGAGGGGCTTAGTCCAACAATGGTCATCTTCGATGAGCTGCATGCCCAGCCCAACAGAGAACTCTGGGATGTTATGCAACTTGCTCAGGGTGCGCGTGGAAACCTTGCTACCTTGATTGCTATTACTACCGCTGGCGTAAAGTCAGACAGCTCAGGACAAGATTCAATCGCTTACGAAACTTATCAGTATGGGCAAAAGGTCATAAGAGGCGAAGTAGAAGACCCAACTTTCTTTATGGCTTGGTGGGAAGCTCCGCAAGAGTATGACCACACCGACCCTAAGACTTGGGAACTAGCTAATCCTGGCTTTGATGACATCTGCGCCAAAAGCGACTTTGAGTCTTCTGTGCTTAGAACACCAGAGTCAGAGTTTAGACGCAAGCGCATAAACAACTGGGTTTCCAGCAAGGATGCCTGGTTGCCAGCAGGATCATGGGACCAGTTGGCTGTTCCAAGTGATTACACCGAAGATGACGAGTTCATCATTGGCTTTGACGGTTCTTGGTCAAATGACTCGACTGCTGTTGTCGGAGTTCGGTTGCCAAGGCACGAAAACGATAAGCCACATCTGTTTATGATTCAGACTTGGGAGAAGCAACCTGAAGATGATGCAAGCTGGCGAGTGCCAACGCTTGAGGTTGAGGATGTCATCATTCAGTTTTGCACTAAGTACAGAAATGTGCGAGAAGTAGTGTTTGACCCGCCAAGGTGGACTAAGACAATGGTGATGCTTGAGGAGATGGGTTTTCCAGTTGTAGGCTTCCCAACATTCTCGGCTGCCCGTATTGTTCCTGCCTGCCAAATCTTCTATGACGCTGTGACCGAGCAAACCATTACACATGACGGCAATCCTGTTCTTACAAGGCACTTAGATAACGCTGTAGTAAAATCAGACAGGTATGGCAGAAGGATTACAAAAGAGTCGGCTGGAAGTCCCAGAAAGATAGACGCGGCGATTGCTGCGGTCATCGCCCTAGATAGGTGCATAAACAGCACTAAACTAGAAGATGAACTATCTCCGCAATTCTTCATTTAGGTTGGTAATGACAGCGACAATTCTCCAAGCACTAGGGATTTTGACGATTGCCGCAGGTGCGGGTTTACTTTTTCCACCAGCAGGTGTGATTATTTTAGGTGTCGGCTTACTTGCTTTTGGCATAGCCGTTGAGCGAGGTTAGTAATGCTAGGCAATTTCTTTGAGACCAGAAATGTAAGCTTCCAGTCAATCTGGGGTTCAGGCGAAGTTTGGCAGCTAGATACTTCTGCTGGTCAGATGATGAACACTCAGAAGTCGCTAGAGATTTCAGCTTTTTTCTCAGCAGTCAGTCTTATCTCTGACACCATCTCAACTTTGCCAATCGAAGCCCATGTTCACTCTGGACTAAACAGAATCCCGTTGGAGCCACAGCCAGCTTGGGTAAACCAGCCAGATGTAGACATGACTCGACAGGGACACTATCAGCAAGTTCTTATCTCTCTCTTGATGCACGGCAACTCTTACACACGCATCTTCCGTGACAACAGAGGTGAAGTTGTAAACCTAATGGCGCTTGACCCAGAAAGAATGAAGGTCACTCGGTCAGCAGTTGGTCGCAAGCTTTACGAATACGAAGATGACAAGAACCTGATGACTGCCGACCAGATTATTCACATCACAGATTTGGTATTGCCAGGCAAGCTTGTCGGAACTAGCCGAGTAGAGAAACTTCGTGAAGCACTTGGACTAAACCTTGCACTACAGCAGTACGCAGCTCGATTCTTCGGTGCTGGTGCATCAGCCCAAGGTGTTATTGAGTTTCCTGGCAACCTAACACCAGAGCAAGCAAAGAACCTTGCTGATGGCTTTGACTCACGCCACAAAAACAACTCACGCAGAGCGCACCGCACTGGTGTTCTATCTGCTGGAGCTAAGTTTGTTTCAACTCAGGTAGATCCTGAAAAGTCTCAGGCACTTGACTCACGCAAGTTCGGCGTAGAAGAAATCGCTCGTATCTTCAACATTCCACTACACATGCTCGGTGTTCCTGACACAGCAAGCTACGCTTCGGTTGAGCAGAACGCAATTCAGTTCGTGACTCACACCCTTCGCCCATACGCTGAGAAGATTGAGTGGGCTTACTCACGCCTGCTTCCACCAAACGCTTACATCAAGTTCAACTTCAATGCTTTGCTTCGTGGAGACCTTGAGTCACGCTTCAATGCTTATTCGGTTGCTACTCAGGCTGGCTTCTTGTCTATAAATGACATTCATGCCCTAGAAGACATGCAGCCTGCTGAGGGTGGAGACATCTACAGAGTTCCACTAGCTAACATAAATCTTCCAGACGCAAAGCTTGTTGGCGAGCAGATGATGTACGACATTGTTTCCAAGCTTGTTCAAGCTGGATACCAGCCAGATGACATCTTGTCTACATTCGGTTTGCCAGCTATCCCGCACTCTGGAGTACCTAGCGTTCAGTTGCAACCTGTTGCTCAGATTGACCCGAACGCTCCGACAACCGTTTACGAGGAATAAATGATTCTGACAAACCTTTACACGGTTGGAACGGATAGTCAAGAAGTAGTCGGGCCAGCTACTCAAAGACAAGTAGTTCATCTTCATAATCACATCAAAAGCGGAAACCATTACATTCATCTAGGCAACCAAACCGTAAGCACAACAAATAGCATTCACCTAGACCCAAGCGAGTCAATGACAATAACGCTAGAACCATTAGATACTCTTTGGGCAATCGCTACCGCAGCGAATCAACAGCTAGGCGTTCTAATAATTAGGCAGAGTCAATAGTGCCGTATTACATCACAGACAAATCAAGTGACTGCTCAGGCTGGGCAGTTATCAAAGCAGACGGAGAAGTCCTAGCCTGCCACGACACTAAAGAGTCAGCTATTGACCAAGCTATAGCCGTCAGCCTTGCCGAAGATACAGAGTTCGGTGGAGAAAGAGCAGCAGTTGGTTTGCTTGCTTCAGGTGACTGGGTGTCATGGGAGCCAAACGACCCTACGGTTCTTGCTCAGGTAGTTGTTGTAGAAGACCAGTTCGCGGTTGTCCGAGTCTTTGAGTTTGAGTATGGAGTATTTAGTGCAACTGACAAGTTAATGGTCATAAATGTTTTTAGTATTGAGAAGATGCAAAGACCAGAGCGTATTGCGGTTGAAGAAGAAGAATCTCCAGAACTTGAAGAAGATGTAAATGATGATGTTATGCCAGACGAGGACTTTATGTCTCGTGCTTTGCCAGACCAGCTAGAAGTTGGTGACTTTGTATCTTGGCGTTCTTCGGGTGGTCGGGCTAGAGGCCGTATCACACGCATAAATAGGAATGGCAAACTAACCGCCCCTAAAAGCGACTTTACCGTCACTGGTACACCAGATGATCCTGCTGCGCTAATCCGCATTTACGAGCAGACTGCCGAAGGCTGGAGACAGACACCAGTAATTGTTGTACACAAATTTACCACACTTACAAAAATTGACGAGCTTCGGTCAGAGCAAAGAGACCTACCTGATAACTACAGACCTGCCTTAGCCGAGGATGTCCCAGAAGGCCGTGCCTGCGGCAACTGCTACTTCTTCAACGAAGAAAGACAAAACGAAGACGGCACTAAAGCTTGGTGTGAGAAGTGGGATGACTTTGTAGATGGCGGCTATTACTGCAACGCTTGGCAACCAGACGAGGAAGCTCGCGCTATAAACCAGAAGGCCCCTGCTTACATGAGAGCTGCTGCTCGCCGTGGACTAGAGCTATACGAAGAAGGATTCGGTGGAGCTG